ACCGTCTGAGTCTGCGTCAGTCTCAAATGACCAGTTGATAATAAGACCGCCTACTGATGCGGCTATGTTGTTATTTAGGAACGTCTGATTATCTTGGTTCGTGTCTGCCCAATCTTTAGTGGTCGGGTCGCCGACTGCTACTTTCGCTTGGTTCGTATATGGCATTTAGATTATATCCATGTGCTTTTTCTAAGTGATCGGGAGTCGGTAGGGGATGCGTAACCGTTTGAGTCTGTCCAATAGCCTACGTTTTGGATTGCCCATGTTGCGATAACATCAGACCAGCTATCATTCCAAACTAGGGAACCGGCTGAATATCCTGCTTCATTGGCAAACCTGACTGGCAAAGTATCGGAAGCATCTACCCAGAAACCTGAGCTATCTTTTAATCCGTGGGAGTCACCGAGAACTAGGCTTGATGTTCCACCTTTTAAGTTATGGCTTATCTGTAATATCTCATAGACACCATCAAGATTATGACGGGCATAGATAAGTTTTACCGCATCCCCTGGACTCATCAAAAGAGACTCACGGGCGGGGACGGTTATCATGTATTTCTTTAGGGGCTTGCCCTCATAATTAATAACCCTTTCGGCTAGAGTCTCGGCATCGTCTGAGTCATACAGATAGCTTTCTTTTTCAACTAGCTTTAAGGATTGTTCGTCGTGAATGTGCTGGCTTTCAGTATTTTCAAATTCTTTAAACTCTGACCATTCTCTCGTATATCGATAATCGTATGTCACCCGTGACTTGCTGAATACGTTTGTATTGTCAGTTGATTCTGAGAAATTCATTATCAGGTTGTCATCAAATACCTTTAGCCCTTCACTTCTGGACGGCCAGAATACTCTGTAGATAAACTCGCCTGCTGTATTAGCAAATAGATAAGACCCAACGGATATATTTATCTTTTCAAGAATCTCGCTGACTTGCTGCGTCTCCCAAATATAGATTCCGAGGGCGCGATAGGTTTTCCTAGCGGGAAGAGCAGGAACAGGACAGCCAACAATACCAGAACCTGGATCGGCAGCAAGCGGAAAGTGACCGCCATCGAGACGATTAAAAGCTTCTGCAAAAGAAGCATCATTCGTACTTGCTGACTCTCCTAAATAGGTTTCCAGAATATCTTTAACAATGTCTGAGGCGTTGTCCATAATAAGACACTCAGATGTATACTTGCCTTTAAAGTCTACGGCTACCGATTGATTATAAGTCCAATCACTTGAGGATAATGTAAACGTGCCATTATCTAGGCCAGTCGTCTCGAAACTCTTAATCTCCCATGCGCCGGTATCTTCGTTTAGCACTCTGACTTGTTCATACTCACGGATGGCGTGACCGGCGACCTTAAATGTCCTTGTTGCGATATTGATTAAGGCAGGTTTAGCTCCTTTAATAACCCCATAAGCTATTTGAATAGGTCGGCCTATATCCTCGTTTTCTATATTGGGATAGGTTGCTCTGTCGTAAAACTCAAAAGGGATTTTCTTCTTAATCTTTACTTTGTATTCAGATAGAGAAAGCGTGAATTTAGTATCATTAAGCGTCCAGTCATTGACTAGCCAAGTTCCCATTGTCTCATAGTCGCCATAAGCCATGACAACGCCATTGACTTCCGTTCCCAGCATTTGGGTAACGGCTCCGGCATCCCATTGAAAATCTGCCAGGTCATCAAAATGACCGTCTGCGTTACTCAGTGTTAATGAGCCGCCTGAAATCTGACTGATACCACCGAAGGTCTGCTCTATTCTTAGCGAGAGATTAGGAACGGACTCTAAACGTGGCTCATAATATTGACTGTTAATTGGGATGCTTGCGTCTGAATAATAAAACTGCAGCATGGCTTGCAAGGTGACTGTGTGAGCGTCTGCACTCGCCGTTGTATGAACATAGACACGGGTGTTTGGCTTGTCATAGAAATAAGAACCGGCGTTAGCATCCACTAAAGCGATTGATGCGCGACTGGTTAAACTAGCGCCACCTTCTTCAAGGTCGATAATATTGTATAGGGCAGTGGCGTAATAGGTCGTTCCTGTGTCTACCGTCCAACGGGTTAAGTGTTGTCCACAAGTAACTTCGACCAGCAGTATCTTTTTAAGGTCTGGATGGACTAAATCCGTGGCAACCGTCATAACATTTCGCGCAGAGAGAGACTTGTAGACCAGTAATTCGTAGAACTTACCGCACTAAAACCTGGAATCTTTTTATTCTTAACGTAGTAAACCCAGTCATTGGCTTCTACGTCATTATTGATCGCAAAGAAATAAGGCGTATGGGTTCCGACTGATGCAAATTCAGGCTTGAGCGTATCCATATCCGCCTTTGTAATTAAGGCCATGGGAATAGACAATTCGTCGTAATTATTCCTAACGTCTGAATAGTTTTGACCGCCAATCGTTGTCGTGGACTTACTAAGGTCAATCGTGTTGAAATTTATATTCTCAGCTACGGGGCTTTCAAAGTAAGTACCGACAAACACACGGCCAATCTGTCTGGTTTCGTTGCTAGCTGACTTCGTAAATGTAATCCGGTTGTAACGGTAAGACTGAGAACTGAAATATTTAACAATCGGACTGGCTGACCACGTTAATGTTTCTGATGCCGAAGGGCTGCCCCATGAGTCTGTGGCGTTAAATTCTATTTTTATTAGTGAATCAGCATTCGTCAGATCATGGTCAAGCAACACAATACAAGTGACCGCCTTTGCAGAGCCGTGATCTATCACCATGGTTTCAGCCGCCGATGCTGTGCCTGTTTGCCATACCTTGGTTCTCAAGGCGTTGGCTATATTAGCACCTACTAATACACTATCCTCACTTGATGCGGTCAGGGTCGCGGAATCAATTAGATTGTTGAACATAAATCTAGGGCTAGCCATTAAGTGATTGCCTCTGCGCTAATATCCAGCGTTCCGTTTCTTGATGCTTTACCTATCCAGCTTCCTAAAATGCCACCATCGAGCAGGAAGTTTATTTTTAGTTCGGGGCTGGCTTGTGTCTGAGTGGCTGGTGGGGCGCTCTGTGTTGCAGGAGGTGGTGAGCTTGACCCTGAACCACCGCCCCCACTACCGGCTGACATTGATCCTGTTGGGGCTGTACTGCCACCACCGCCATATTTAGTGCCACTAATCTTAGCTAGTTGAGCCGCACCTACTGCGCCGACTAAGGCCGCCAAGACTGCGCCAATATACGGGTTTGCGGCGCTTGAATAAGCCTTCATCACCGCTTGGCTCGTATTAATTACTGTACTAGCCATTGAGAGTTTTTTCTGATTCTCGAACTCCTTTTTACTGCCTGCTTCGGAACCTGATGCAAGAATAGAAGCCAACTGGAGCGCCACATTAGCTATCTGATGGCTTGCGTTTATATTTGTTTGTACCCTGTTCTTTGCGCCTTTCTTCGCTATCTTGGTTAAGTTTTCCTCGTGGGTTCTAGCAATTTCCAAAGACTTTTCGTTATGGGCTTCTTCTGATAGGTCACGAAAGACAAGCTCTTCTTCAAGGCGTAATTGCGCTTGCAAAAATCGTTCATCTTCTTTTTCTTTTTCTGTCTGCAAGGTACGATTAAATGCGTTCAGGCGCTTGTTCATGGAATCTTCAAAAAGGAAATTAGAGTTTTCAATCTGTAGCGCATTTTCTTCTGATTGCTTTCTTCTTAATTCGGCTTCTTGCTCGGCTAATCTAATGGCTGACTCTGCTCTGGACTTCTGAGCAGCGGCTAGCTTTTCTTCTTCTGTTTGCGCTTCGCTTGTAGCGATTGTTTTATTCCAGATACCCTCAAGCTCTTTTTCGTTTATCTCAATCTGAGCATTACGCAAAGCATTGATTGTTTTTAGGTCACCAATATTGCCAGATAGGATGGCTTGCGCTCTTGCTGCGAAGGCTCCTAAAGAGTCGCCAAAGTCACTGACCGCTAAATTAATAGTTTGAATGACCTTGGCCGCCCCGCCCATTGTCTGAACGGTAAATCTTAGGGCTGGGTCGAACGTCTCGCCCAATGATATGGCCGCCGCTTCCCAAGCTGACCCCATCTTTTTAATGTCGCCGTCAAAGTTGTCTACTTTGATTCTGGCCTGCTCGATAGCGGTCTGGGTTCCGGTTAATTTCTCAGTTAAACCGCCTAACTTATCGACGGTATTAACCAAAGCACTAGCCGCAACAATGTTTTTCTTGCCGAATATATCCAGCATTTCATTGGTGGTTAAGCCAGCGTCTTTGATATTCATCAAGGCTTGAGTCAGGCCAACTAATTCAGGCTTGAACTTGTCATTAGATTGCTTGGCTAGGTTTAAGTAAACGTTACGCAAACCAGTACCAGCCTCAGCACCTTTTAAGGCGACCGTAGACATTGCCTGAATAGCGGCGTTTGTTTCTTCAAACGAAGTACCGGCGGCGCTAGCAACCAGACCAGCTACTTTTAATGCTTCGGATGTATCAGCAATTTCAGACGCGCCGAACTTCGCACCAGCGGCCAAGACGTTTACAAACCTGGCGGCTTCGTCTGCATCTGCTGAGAATTGGTTTAAAGCAGAGCCGACTGTTTTGGCTGATTCTGTTAGTTCAGAACCCGCTGCTTCCGAGAGCAAGACCACTTGAGTCGTTACTTCTGCAAGTGCAGCCGCATTATCAAGTAAATCAGGTTTAGCAGAGGCGACAAGTTTAAAGGCTTCCGCTGCTTGGCTTGCGCTTAAAGTTGTGGTCTCACCTATCTCTTTTGATTTCTGCCTAAAGAACTCCAAGTCTTTACCAGCAGCGCCCGTAATGGCCGCTAGGTCACTGATTGCTGCCCCAAACTTCCTATGGGCGGATATGACAGCCCCAACTACTTTGAACGCCGCATACGCGCCCACAAGCCCTTTAATGGAGTTCTTGAGTTGGTCAGTATTCTTCTTCGCCTGCCTGAATGCTGCTTTGGTTCTATCTTCGCCTCTCAGGATTAGCTTGGATTCAACTGCCATTTTTTTCCTCGTGTATTTTATCGAACTGGTTGTCTAAAATATCTATTGCTTCCATAAAGACAACCGGCCAATCCAAAGAACCGCCACCAAAAGGAGGGGTTCCTGATTTTAATTGATTGCGTAACTTGATTAGACTAAACACCCAAGGCTGAACAATGGGCAAAGGGCAGATATAAGGGTTGTCTATCAGACCATCCGCTTTCCATTGTGGATGAGGTGCTGGATTGGACTCATCACAATGACGGCCAAACTTACAATTTGAACAAGTATAAAGGTGGGCTTGTGCCGATATTTCAGCGCCAAGCCTTAGATTTTTTTTTGTTTCTTGCTCACCGCTGAGGCGCGTACTATCTCTGTGCTGAGGTCACAAATAACGTCGGCATGAAGCAATGCCAAGTTCTTATCTGGGTTGGCCGAGTCAAATATTAATTCTTTCCCGTT